TTTAAAATTTTCTTTATCTTTTTGAAAATCGATACTTAGTTTAGGCAACCCACCATTTTTAAAAGCACTAATAATTGCTTGAAATACTCTACCATACGGTGTTGCAATTAAAGATTTTAAAATAATCAATTCAATTTTTTTTATCAACATTTTAAAAAATCCATCTTTAACGGCATCTTTATTTTCATCTAAAACTTCATCATCATCAACCGTATCTTCAACTAAACTATCTAATTCATTTGCAATATTATTTGGGTCTTCTGAATCATCAGCAGCACCTAAAAATTCTTTCAATCTATCTACAGTTAATTCGCTTTCAAAAACACCACAACCTAAATCTAATAAATTCACACTACTTTTAATTTGATTTGCTTTATCACGTAAATCACTAATATCATTATCACTTAAACCTAAACCACTACCATTAGCACCATTTTCAAGTGTTTGTAATATCTTTAATTCTTCAAAAATCTGTTCTTCACTTTTATCCAATCCCGATGTTACAGTACCATATATAGTATCCATAACATTAACCATAAATTCTCTTCTATTGATTAATTCGCCATCTCTAACAAATTCAGTAACCCAATCTACCATACTTACGTTTTCATTAATTGATTTTAAAGTAAACGTATCATCATTATTATATTGAATGCTTAAATTATTATATGTTGTTTGATTACCTGTTGCAATAGCATCATATGCTGCTTTATCAAAAGTCTCAGCATTATTGTCAAATAATAAACTACCCAAATCTGAAGTTGGGTCAGTTTTTAATTTTCCAAATAAATCAATTACTTTAATTGGAACTATAATTCCAACACCACTAGGTTTAAAATATGTTGGTATTATTAGATTAGAATCTTCTTGAATTCCTTGATTAATTAAACTTTCTTTCAATATCGGTTCAGTATCATCTAAAAAACTTGTAAGTAGTTCTCCGGTTAATCTTTTAATTCTTTCAGAACCAGCAATAACTTTTATTACATCCAATAAAAAAGGAATTGAATCATTATTATTGTTTATCGAAGGGAGTGAATCGGTTCTATTGGGTGCATCTGGGGTTTGAAGCATAGAATTATATGCCCCAATAGTATTAACCACACTTCTTTTACTGTCGATTAAACTCATTATTTTTTCTTTTTTTCAAGTTCTTGTTGAACCATGTTTAATAATTCATTTCTTCTATCAGTTGATGGATTTTCAGATTCATTATCTTCGTTGTTATTATTGGTTTTACCTACTGGCATCATATCTTTAAAAACAACTTCTTTCAAGTATTTTAATAACATAATTTTTTGGTCTTGGTTTTTCGCTTCAGCACCAATGAGTTTAACTATCTGATCACCAATTGCGGCAATTTCACCACCTTCTTTTACCTTTTGTTCCCATTTAGTAAAAAGTCTAGATATTTTTGCTCTAATGTTATGTGAATCGTCATATATTTCTTGAAGAAGTTTATTTACACTATCTTCATCAAATTTTAATCTTTTTCTTACAGGTCTTGCCATAGTTTTATTATTTATAATAAATACTTAAAATTGAAAATCAATTAATCTTGTAAATAGTCTGTTTTTTCAAAAAAATAAATTTCTTTAAAGGGTTTAATTGCTAATCTAATTTCTTTTGTTGATAATCCTGTTTGTTCTTTTAAATAAAACAATATTTTGTTTTTTGCAAATTTATTAGTAACTCGTTTATTATATTGACCACTTGGAGAATCTTCTAAAAATAATATATGCCAATTTTTTAAAACATTAACAATAGCATCTCCTACAATAATTTCATTTTTTTTCAAGCAACTATCATTTTCAATAATATCATCAATTTTTTTTATCACATTTTTAATTAAAACTTCCAGTCTTTCTTCACCATCTACATTCATTTGATAGATATATTCGTCATTTCTTTCAATTTCTACAATAAAATCATCATACGATAGATTAATTTTCTTTTCAATGTAACTTTTCTTACCATGATCTTTATAATAGTTTCGAATAATTGTCTGACAATAACTAAATGCTTTTGAAGGTGTTATTTTATATTCATACTCATTTATATTTGATTTCAGTAATTTATTTAAAGCTCTATCAGCATCTTCAATGAAGAAAAATCTATAATCATTACCCATTTTATACCATTTTTCTGGATTTTCACTATCAGAATCCTTATATTCAATAATATATGGTCGATACTTAATCATATGCTCAATTAAATGAGTTAGTGCATTTGATTCAACCTCATCCATATCGTAATTACCGATATGGATGGGGTATCTTCTCAATATTGATTGTTTCATTTTACGAAATGGGTTAAGTAATATATCATTATATATTCGATTTTTTTCATCAGCATCTGACGATAATATATAATTAATTACTGCTTGTTCTTCTCTTTCTGCAAAATATCTATTTGTGTTTTCATTATTATCCATTTTAAATTAACAATATAACAGTCGTATTATTTTTTCAACCATGACATGTCAATTTCTCTGTCGGTTGTAAAATTGGATTCTCTACCTGCGGTATCAAACCAAAACTTCCTTTCTTCCATTGACATTTCTTTTTGATAAATATCAAACAAACTATCTTCTCTGGTTGCTAAATGTTTATATACAATTTTAGGAATTGAATATATCTTACATGCATTATTTAATGCTCTTAATAAGAATTCATACATAAATGTTAATTTGATGTTGGATTTATATTTACCAAGATTTTCAAATTCAGATTTCTTAACTATTGCACCACTCATTTTAAAATCAGTATATTGTTTTAGAGCATTTAAATTAAGATAACCCATTTCACCGTTTTCACCAACAAATTGTTGTGCCCATACGGTTTCATTAGTTAATTTAATTGCTTCATTTTTTTCATTAACTTCAATCATCATAGTAAGAAACACATCTACTTCTGGATATGCTTTAACATATTTCACACCATTCTTAAAATAAGTTAAACTAAATTCATCATCAAACTCTAATACTGTAAAATAATCAGTTTCAACCGAATCAACACCAAGATTTACTTGTGATTGATAATCTGATTTACCAGTATTTTTACTATAAATTATAAAAATATCTTTAATATCTTGCATAAATACCATTAATTCTGCTTCAATTTCGGGTGTATATACTAATATAACTTTAGGAAGTGTTTCAACATCTTCTTGTTTTTTTATTGATTCTATCGCTTTATTCAAATATTCACCAATTTTTTCATTAAAATTGTGAATTGGAATTATTGTTGTAATATTCATTATATATGTATTTAAATTTAATATTATTTTTCTTCAGTTTTCATATTTGTTTCATCAAATGGTTTTAATGCATTTTCAAATAATGCAATTCTTGCATCAATATATTGTTGATATATTTCAGTAAGTCTTTTTTCACTATTTTTTTGATTGTAGGGTTCTACAATTTTTTCCATTTCTTCATATACCTTATCATCAATGCTATCATCTAAAAACTTAACTAATATATCAGCAATTAAAACTGGAATATCATAAAAATTTTCAGTACAAATACCTACACCATTTTTTATATTAATTGGATTACCTACTTCATCACGTTGAACAATATAATCAGGTGTAATATCTGGCTTCAAACAAATTGGAACTGTACCTACTTTCATACATTCTAAAGGAAATGTGCCAAAACTTGCAATTCTATCAACCCAAACAGCAGCAAAATTATTTTGAAGTCTATTTGCAAAATCCATTCTACGCATTTGTTGTGGTGGTTTTGACTTAGTAAGCATTGGGTCAAATGTTACCCATGAATATTGGGGATATTTAGAATAAAATAGTTTAACTATTTTAGATATTTCATTAGCATTTCTACCAACTACTGAAACAATAGGTTTTTTAGGTTTTTCTGATTTTTTAAAATAATCTGGAATACCAACATCATATTTTTCAATATTAAATTTACCTTTACCTTGAAATACTTCAACCCATTCCACTAAAGTTTCAGATGTTGTGATAATATCACGAATACCAAAACTTGAACAATCCATACC